CCACTGGTCGTAGACGTCGCCGCCGTACATGCGCAGCATGATCTGCTCCAGCCAGTCCGTGGCCGGCCAACCGGTCGCGCCGCCGGACTCGATGCCGCCACGGGTAAACCCTGTGGCAGAAAAGAAGGGGAATCACGAGGTACTCCATATTGCAGACCTAGCAAACGAGTATCAAGTAAGACTCCAAAGACTTCAGGTGAGATGACATCTGCTGAGAAAAAGTCACGAATAACACAAAAGAAAAGTCTTGGACAACCAGCAGGTAAACCAAGAAGAGTAACCCCTTTAAAAAGAAGGATTAAATAATGGCAACTTCAGGAACAACAGCGTTTAACTTAGATTTAAACCAACTGGTAGAAGAAGCGTTTGAACGCTGTGGTGCAGAGTTACGTACTGGATATGACTTACGGACTGCACGACGTAGCCTAAACCTCTTAACGATTGAATGGTCTAATCGTGGTATTAACTTGTGGACGGTAGAAGAAGCTTCATTCCCTATGGTACAAGGTACCGGCACTTATGACTTACCCACAGACACTATTGATATATTAGACTTTGTTATTAGAACAAACGATGGATCACAGAATCAACAAGATATTAGTATGTCCCGCATTGCAGAGCCAACTTATGCTACAATACCAAATAAGAATGCTCAGGGTCGCCCACTACAAGTTTATGTAGATAGACAAGCGACTAGACCAAACATTACTGTGTGGCCTTTACCAAACAACGCAACGTACACTTTTGTGTATTGGTACCTAAGAAGAATACAAGATGCAGGTAATGGTGTGAATACTCAAGACATTCCATTTAGATTCTTGCCTTGTATGGTTGCAGGGTTAGCATTTTATTTAAGTCAGAAGTTACCTAATGCCCTTGATAGAATGCAGATGTTAAAGATGGAATATGAAGAACAATGGGCTCTAGCTTCAACAGAAGACAGAGAAAAAGCAACTTTAAGGCTAACGCCTAGACAGATGTATATAGGATAATATTATGAAAAAGAAAATTAAAAAATTTGCTTTTGGTGGTTCACTAAGAAAAGCTATAGACAAAACAGTTTTAAACTTAAAAAATAAAGAAGCTTTAAATTTAAAAAATAAAGAAGCATCAGACTTAAATAAAGCTTATTCAGTAAATGATGTGCCTGTTGTGCAAGCTGTAATTCCCGTAAATAATGATACTGTAAATAATTCTAAAAGAAAAAGATCATTTGGAGGTATTTTTGGACGTAGGTTTGGAAGCAGTAATAATAGGGTAGTAAGCCCATTTGGAAAAGTTAATAGTCGACCAAGAAGCCCCTTTGGTGTCGGCCGTCTTATCGGTTTAGATGAGGGAATGAAAAAAGGTGGAGCAGTTAAAAAGAAAACTGTAAGCAAAGCTAAAACAAGCTCCGCCTCTAAACGTGCAGACGGATGTATTACAAAGGGTAAAACGAAAGGTAAAATGGTGTAATCTATGAAAAAGAAAATTAAAAAATTTGCAGAAGGTGGATTAAATCTAATAAATAGAGAATCTTTAAATTTAAAAAATAGAGAAGGATTAAACTTAGAAAAATCATCTGCAACAAGAGATGTACCTATTATGAATAGGAATGTAACGCGGGTAGCCCCTAATACTTTTCAGGCTAGAAATGGATTTAATCAAAAGATGGTTACTCAAAAAGGTTATGATTCTGCGACGCCAGTGTATGAAGAGTACTATCAAAGAAGAGGTAGAGGAGGAAGAGGACCTGAAAAACTACCAATTAACGCACCCGATGTTGATCGTAGATTTTATACGCTTCAAAAAAAACTTATTGGTTATGATGCAGTAAAAAATGTTCCTGGAGTACGACAAGAAACATACGAAACGCCACGAGAAAGATTAAATTTAAACTCTTATGGTTCGCTACAACTTAAGAAAGGTGGAGCAGTTAAAAAGAAAACTGTAAGCAAACCCAAGACAAGCTCTGCTTCTAAACGTGGCGACGGGTGTATTACTAAAGGAAAGACAAAAGGTAAAATGGTGTAATCTATGAGCAGCAATTATAGCTCAGGCAAGAACTCGATAGCAGACTGTGATAGATGTGGTTTTAGATTTAAGTTATCACAGTTAAAACACATTTATATACGATTAGACGACACAAACATTAAAGTGTGTAAAGAGTGTTGGGAGCCTGACCAACCACAGAACATGCAGGGTTTATATCCAGTGGATGACCCACAAGCGGTGCGTGACCCACGACCTGATTTAAGTTTTGTCCCTGCAGGGCAGTATAGTTCTAGGGACATACAATGGGGGTGGGATCCAGTAGGACTAAATAATCCTTTACAGTTAGAAGGGTTAATAGATGATTTGCAAGGAAATGGGTCTGTAGGAACAGTTACAGTAACAACAACTTAGGAGTATAATATGAATAAAGATAGAAAAGGGTGTAACCACACTTATAACCAACCAGAAATGGTTCCAGTACCACAAACAGCGGGATACCCAGAAACAGGCGTTAAAACCACTGGTGTTGAAACTCGTGGTAATGGTGCAGCTACAAAAGGTACTAAAGCTCGTGGACCAATGGCCTAAGGATAGGTAATGAACTATACACAATTAATTGCTGCAATTAAGTCGTATACCGAGAACGATTACGCTACCGCGGATATAAACTTATTTATAGAGCAAGCTGAACAACGGATATACAACTCAGTTCAGTTACCTGACTTACGTAAGAACGTTACGGGTAATATGACGTCTGGTAATAAGTATTTATCTGTGCCTTCTGATTGGCTATCTACATTTAGTATGGCCGTGATTAGTGCGACTAATGAGTATACTTTTTTATTAAACAAAGACGTGAACTTTATTAGAGAGGCGTTTCCTGATACAGATTCACCTTTTTATGGGAAACCAGAATATTATGCAATTTTTGATGATACAACATTTATATTGGGTCCTACGCCAGATGCTAATTACAACACCGAACTTCATTATTATTACTATCCTGAAAGCATCGTCACTAATGGCACTTCTTGGCTTGGGGACAATTTTGATAGTGTTCTGTTTTATGGAGCTTTGTTGGAAGCGGCTGTTTACATGAAGGAAGATCCAGAAGTTGTAAACACTTATACTACTAAATACGCAGAAGCAATGCAGTTAATACAAAACCTAGGTGAAGGTAAAAATAGACGGGATGCTTACAGAAGCGGACAATTGCGGATACCTGTTACTAAACTATAAGAAAGGATTGAAATGGATTTAGGAAACATTAATTTTGAGGTACATACAACGTCGGGTCGAGGTCATACCCCGGAAGAGATTGCAGAATTTGCACTAGGTAAAATTATGTATGTAAGTAAAGATGCAAACCCTTTAATCAGGGACCAAGCAGAAGCATTTAAGGGATATATTAGGCAAGTTCTAGTAAAATACTTAAAACAAGCGGTACAATCTGACCGCACAACACTAGCGAATAAACTGCGTGAAGCAGGGCATTCAGATTTAATTAAAATTTTGGAGATTTAAAATGGCAATTTCACAAGCAATGTGTACGTCGTTTAAAGTTGAGTTGTTTAGCGGTGGACATAACTTTAATACAACAAACGTAGCTCGAAGCTCAAACACACAAGATGTATTTAAAATAGCGTTGTTTACATCATCAGCAACACTTGATTCTACTACAACAGCCTATTCAACATCAAATGAAGTACCAAGTACAGGTAACTATTCAGCTGGCGGAAATACTTTGGTTGTATCACAAGTGCCAACAAGTACTACTACGACTGCATGGTTAGATTTTGCAGATACTACATGGGCAGCAGCAACTATTACAGCTAACGGCGCTTTGATCTATAACAGCACTAATAGTGATACTTCTGTAGCCGTGTTAGCATTTGGCGGAGATAAAACTTCAACCGATGGTGATTTTACAATTCAGTTTCCAGCTGCTGATTCAACAAGTGCAATTATTAGAATAGCTTAATAGGGGCGAATAGTGGCCTCTTCTATGGAATATATAGGATATGGCGAGGTCCCTTGGTCGGAAGGCAGTTGGGGTTTAGACCTTACAATAATTTATGTAGACGGAGTGTCTGCAACAGCAACACTAGGTGAAGAAAGTGTAATTGCTAAAGCAGTAGTTAGTGTTACTGGAGTTGAGGGTACTACTCAACTTGGCGAAACCTCTGAAACCGGTAAAGCGAATATAGTATTAACAGGTGTTGTAGGAACCACTGCATTAGGTATTATCAGCTTAGTTACTAATAACTATATTAGTGTAACAGGCGTTGTAGGCACATCAGCATTAGGCGAAACGTCTGAAACTGGAGGTGCCAAGATATATGTAACTGGAGTTGTTGGTACAGGAATAATAGCAAATGTATTAGTATGGGGTCAAATACCAACTAATCAGGACCCTAACTGGCAAGACATAGATGAATCACAAACGGCAGGGTGGGTACAAATTAATACTCCACAAAGCCCTAATTGGGAAAGGATAGCAGCATGATTATAGAAGCTAAAGAAATTAATGGTATAATAGTACCAAAACACGAAATCTATTTAGAATGTGGACATTGCGGTATGAGGGTAGATGCGGTAGAATATGCTTCAAAAACCTGTAACGACTGTGGTGAACCGTGGGATGAAAAAAGACACGTAGGCATATACGTAACAAGTGTGCCTGCAAAAGGACAAACCTCTTAAGAGAATAAATTATGGCAAGTACATATTCATCATTAAAATTTGAGCTCATCGGTACCGGCGAACAGTCAGGTACATGGGGCAATACTACTAACACTAATTTAGGTACAGCGATCGAAGAGGCCATTACAGGTTCTGCCGATGTTACCTTTGCAAGCGCTGCGGTAACACTTACTTTAACAAATACTAATGCTTCTCAAACAGCGCGTAATTTAAGACTTAACTTAATTGGTACGTCAGGCGGAGCGCAGAACTTAGTTGTTCCTGATATTGAGAAGTTCTACCTTGTTAATAATGCCTGTGCTGATGCTATTACTGTTAAAAATTCAACAGGCGCAACGGTTGCAGTGCCTGCTAGTAAAGCGATGCTATTGTTTAGTACCGGGTCTGGCGTTGTAGATGCAGTCACCCATATGTCCTCATTAACTTTGACAACTGCATTGGCCGTTGCACAAGGGGGTACAGGCGCTACAACAGCAGCAGACGCTAGGACTAATTTAGGTTTAGGAACTATAGCAACCGCATCAGCAGACGCTTATGTAAGTAAGACATCAGCAACAGGTTCAGGAGTATTACCAAGTGGTACTGAAGCACAAAGAGATGGTTCTCCAGCAGCAGGTTACATTCGATTCAATAGTGACTCAGGTTCCTTTGAAGGATATGACGGGTCAGCATGGGGATCTATTGGTGGTGGTGCATCAGCAGGTGGTGCAATCTATGAGAACGTAGATAACATTACAGCAAACTATACAATAACAACTGGCAGTAATGGTATGAGTGTAGGCCCGATGACGATTGATGCGGGTGTCACAGTTACTGTTCCTTCTGGACAACGATGGGTAATTCTTTAAGGATAAAATATGGCTACATTAATCAATGCCGATACAAGTGATGGACTAAAGCTAACCTCTGATACCAGTGGTGAGATACAACTACAGTCAGGTGGAACAACAATTGCTACAGTAGATAGCACTGGTATTACAATGGCTAGTGGTAAGTTAATAGCATCCACTGGTCCAGCGTTTAGTGCTTATCAAAGCACACAACAAACTGGAATAGGTGTCACTGTTGATACAAAGATATTATTTCAAACAGAATTATATGACACAAATAGCAATTTTGCATCTAGCCGTTTTACTCCAACTGTCGCTGGTTACTATCAAATAAACGCTTCAGTAGCAAATTCTGGAAGCACTTGGTCAAACGGTTATATGACAACAAGTATTAATAAAAACGGAAGTAATTTTCATAGCGTAACAATGCAACCTAATAATGGAAACTGGGTTTCAGTTCCAATTTCTGCAACTGTTTATCTGAATGGAAGCACAGACTATGTAGAAATATATGCTATTTGTGCTGGCATATCAACTGCGTGGTCTGTGTCGCCTAACGGTACTTATATTTATTTTGATGGTTTCCTAGCGAGGGCAGCATAATGACACTATATGAAAAAATAATGGCTATCTATCCACAACTAGAACAACAAGACTTCTTAACAACTATTCGCTTACAAAACGATAGTGACGGCAAAGGTGACTACATTAAAGAATGGAATCATCCAACACTAGCAAGACCAACAGATGAGGAACTAGCATAATGCCATTAATCATTCAAGGAGCTACTTCAGGCTCAACAACAATACAATCAACGGATGCAGTTACTAATACCTTAACCTTACCTGCGAGTACAGGGACAGTAATTACTGATACTGGCGCACAAACCATACAGTTTTCTGCTGGTTCTGCCGCAGCTCCTTCTGTTACTACAACAGGCGATACTAACACAGGCATGTTCTTCCCAGCAGCAGATACGATAGCCTTTGCTGAAGGTGGTGCAGAAGCTATGCGTATTAATTCTAGCGGTGAATTATTAATGAATGGACTATATGGTGGATATGATTCTAATGCTACAGGAGCTATTACATTAAATGCTAATGCATCTGATGGAACAGTAAACTTTAAAAAAGGAATTGTTTTTTCATCTGATGGAGGGTCTGCTCAAAGTTTATGGGCGCATGCTGGTATCACATCTACGGGTTCTGCTGGATTTAATGGTAATTTAATATTTGGGACTGACGGTACTGGAACACAGTCTTCTACAATTACAGAACGTATGCGTATAGACTCTAATGGTCGTATTCAAGTAAGCGGAACAGCTATTGTTGATGTGGCTCGTGTCACTGTTAGTTTTGATTCAGCAAACAGCACAGGTATTGGCATTAAACACACTAGTGGTGGTGGCACATTGATGGTTTATGCG